CAACCTTCACGCCTCCTCCCCCAACTCGTCACCGACACCCGCATCCGCTTCCAATCCCTCCTGGCACTATTCGCCCCCCGCGGCACCCAAATCTCCGAGTTCGCCACCCAACTCCTGCGCCTCCTCGACAAAACCATCCAAGCCGCCTTCTTCCGCAACGACCCCACCGCCGAAATCGCCGCCCGCATAGTCACCACCACCCGCCGCAACCGCCCCACCTTCACCAAAGGCACCGTCGCCAACGCCTGGCGCTCCCGCACCAAAGCCATCACCGCCGCCACCTTCTGGGCCATCGCCTTCGCCGCCCAACAACGCGCCGCCGCCATCTCCTCCACCCCCATCACCTCCTGGACCTGGAACGCCATCCTCGACCCCAAAACCTGCCCCATCTGCCGCCCCCTCCACAACACCACCGCCCCCACCCCCTCCGCCTTCCCCTCCGGTCCACCCCCAATCCACCCCTTCTGCCGCTGCGTTCTGATCCCGAACTACAGCGATTAGAGTTTGTGTAGTTTGCGCGAAGCGCATGACCTGCTGGATTCCCGGACCCTGGGTCCGCAAAAAACGTCCCACCGCCCCCCAAACCGATGCACCTCTCACGGGCAACCCTCCTGCTGGAGCGCGTAAAACAACGAAACGCAGACAACCCGACCCCGAACCCATCCCTGGAACATCTCCAGCAGAAACTAGAGCAACATATTGAACAGCTCACATCCACCTCTAAAGTGGTAATCTAGGAGGGTACAAGTTACCCCCGATTTCATGACTGAGCAGGTCATGGGTGTTCCTCCCGCGGAGGAGCAAGTTGAGCCGGTGGCTCAGCAACCCGCCCCCCAAAGCCCAGAAGATTCCTCCGCGCTCCGCCGCAAACTCGACCTTGTCCAACAGGACAACCAGAGCAAAGGCGAAGCCAACCGAAAGCTCAATGAGCGCATCGGCGAACTAGAGAAATCTCTCCGGGAAATAGAGACCCGCTTCAAGTCCAACCAGCAGCAGCAACGCGCCGACCAAGGCGAGTTCAAGACGCTCTGGGAAGAAGCCAATGCCGACAACGCCCGCCTCCAACAACGCATCGTTGAGCTTGAAGCCGCGCTTCAAACCAAAGACCGCGAAGTAGCCGGCGAGCGCCTCCGAGCCACAGCCCTCCAGCAAATCAGCGCAGCCTCTGCCCTGGCACCCGAGCAACTACTCGGCCTGCTGCAGCCCCAACTCCGCGAAAACAACGGCATCCCCGTCGTCATCGTGAACGGCATTGAACAACCCCTCGCCGCCTACCTCGGGAACCTGAAGAACCCCAACTCCGGCTGGGACCACCACTTCGCTCCCAACGGCGCCCGCGGCATGGGCTCCTCTCCCACGAACAACGTCCCACCTGGCACGGTGAACCCCTACAAAAGGGAAACCTTTAACTTCACCGACCAGCTGCGCCTCGAAGTCGAAAACCCTGAGCTGGCTCGTCTCCTGAAGAGCGATTCCTCTCGCGGGTAACCACCGGCAACCCCGCTACCCCCTCCCATGGCCGCCCCCTTCCAGAACTATTCCGACGGGACCTTCCTTACAGATCTCGTCACCCGCCCCGAATTCCTCAGCTACCTGACTGAGGAGATCGTGGAGCGCTCCGCCTTCGTGCAGAGCGGTGTAATCACCCGCAACGCAGGTCTCGATGCCCGCGCAGGCGGCACCCGCGTCCGCGTCCCCTACTTCCAGCCCATCGACCCACTCGAAGAAATCATCGAGTCCAACGCCACCTGGGGCGAAGCCGGCGAAGGCTACCTGACTCCCAAGTCAATCACAGCCTCCGAGCAGGTCATGACCATCCTCCACCGTGGCTTCAGCTACGCCGTGGACGACCTCTCCAAACTCGGCACCGGCGCCGACCCAATGGCCGCCATCCGCGGCTACCTGGCCGCCTCGATCAACAAGCTGCGCACCGCCACCCTCCTAGCCCAACTAGAAGGCATCTTCGGCACAGCCCTGACCGACAACACCCTGGACATCAGCGGCGATGTTGACTTCAACATCAGCGCAATGTCCGTCATCGCTGCCAAGGCAAAACTGGGCGAGCGCGGCGAATCGCTTAACGCGATCGCCATGCACCCGAACCAGTACTACTACCTGCAGCAGATCGGCATGCTGACCTTCACCGGCGGCAACATCGAATCCGGCGACGCCATCACCTGGGGCGCCGGCGGCACCAACGTCTCCAACGTTGGCGTAGCCACCTTCGCCGGTCTCCGCGTCATCAGCGACTCCCAGCTCCCCAAAGCAGGCGGTGTCTACACCTCCTACCTCTTCGGACCTGGCGCCGTCGCCGAAGGCGTCCAGCAGGAACTGCGCATCGAAGCCGAGCGCAACATCCTCTCCAAGCAAGACGTCATGGCAGTGGACTACCACTACGGCATGCACGTCAACGGCGTCACCTGGAACGACGCAACCGACAACCCCACCAACGCCGTACTTGAGGATCCCACCAACTGGACCCTCAAGTACGACCCAGCGCTGATCCCCGTGGTTCAGCTCAAGTCCGGCACCCCGCTCGACCCGATTGCTTCGTAAGCCTCCGGCTTACTTCGCAATCAACAGCCCCGGCCCTGCGCCGGGGCTTTTCTTTGCCTGCGCAACACGCGGGAACCTAGTACACAGGCGCCACCACAATGACCCTCACTATCGACGCCACAATCGGTGGCGTCAATTCCAACAGCTACATCACAGTTGCGCGAGCCACCGAAATCGCGCAGTACGACATGTTCGAAAGCTTGGACTGGTCCTTTGTCGACGGGGATGACAAGATTCGCGCCCTTGTCTCAGCAACACGTGAACTGGACACTCTGCCCTGGGTCGGCCTCCGCGCCACCACAACCCAAGCCCTCGCCTGGCCCCGCACCGACGCGGTCATCAACGGCCGCGAAGTCTCCGACGACGAGATCCCCCAAGAAATCCAACAAGCCACCTACGACCTCGCCGTAGTACTCCTACGCGAAGCCGAAGCTGGCGCGGACGCCGCCACCAGCGGCAACCTCATCCCAGGCATCCCCAACTCCCAACTCAAACGCGCCAAGCTCGACGTCCTCGAAATCGAGTGGCGCACCGAAGGCCTCCCCTCCAACCGCACCAGCACCTACAGCGCCCTCGTCACCCGCGCCCCCAGCCTGAGCACCGTCCTCTACGGCACCCTCACCACCTTTGGCACCGGCGGCTCCGGCCTCCTCGTCGGCGTGGTACGCAGCTAACACCTTCCCCCCAAACCATGTGCCCTATCCTGTGGTACATGGGAACCGCTACACGCCCAAAAACCGGCTATTTAGCCACCCCGCTTACACGCGACGAGCAAAAGCGCGTGGGAAATTTGTATCGCCAGCACCAAGGCCTCATCAAACTGATGGGGCGCAAAATGTGCCGCAAATATCGCTACGTCGCCAACGAAGATCTCTTCAGTTGTATCGACATCGCCTTCATCAAAACCTGCCGCGCCTGGGACCCCGCCAAAGGCACCTTCTCTACCCTCCTCACCGTCTTCTGCGAAGGAGAAATTCGCCACTTCATCCGCGACCACAACTGGCTGATCAAAGCCCCTGGAACGATCCGCAGCATCGGCCAACGCGCCCGCTACATGATCAAACGTGGCGACACCATGGCCAGCATCATGACCGAACTCAACATCACCGACACCAAACTCAAAGAAGCACTCGTAGCTACCAGCCCCACAGACCACGAAATCCGCGGCTTTGAACTCCACGTCTGCCCCCGCCCCACCCCCTGGGACGTCCTCGAAGCAGAGGAAAATGCCACCCCCGGCAACCTAGGTCTATAGGTCTCCTCCTTGTCATGGCAACTGGTGCTTTTTTCGCAGCTTTTAACTACAAGCTGTACGTGGAGCTGGGAACATCCTCCAGCACAAGCCCAACCAGCGACGCCGGGATGACCCGCGTCCTGTCTCTGGATAACGCTGGCATCCAGGCCACCAGCGACAGCACCGCTGTCCTTGACTACGACTCCGAATTTGGCTTCCAGGCCAACCTGATCACGGGCCAGTCGTACACCATCCCCTGCTCGATGAACCTGGACGTCACCGACGCCGGCTACCAAACCCTCAAGCAGGCCGCCCTCGAAGCCACCTCCGGCACCCTCGTCACCTGGTACCGCGAAACCCCCGTCACTGACGGCTCCGGCGACGACCCCGAGTACCACGCCGGCCTCGCCCAAGTCGGCTCCTTCTCCGAGGACATCGTTGCCGGCAACATCGCCAAAGTCAGCTTCGACCTGATCGGCTACGGCGCCTACGACTGGAGCGCCCAAGCCGCCGGCAGCTGAGTGCCAGCGCACTCAACAAACAACCAAGAGGAGACCCGCCCCAGCCCCCACCTGGGGCTTTTTACTGGCCCGACAACTGCCGCCACTGCCTCAACACATACGGCTTAAAAGGCTGCTCCCTCAACGCCGGCGTAATCCAATCCCTCGGCTTCGCCGTGTAATTCCCTTTCTGCGACTCGACCGTATAACCACCCCTCAACACCGCCAGCGAATACGGCGCTGTCCACCGAATCGTCAGCAACCCGCCGCCCACCTCTGGATTGCTCTGCGAATTCAACAGCTGCCCCGTATCCACAATGTCCCGCGGACTCCCCACCACCTGCCGGTTCTTCCGCCTCGTCACCACCTCATCCCCCTCATCGTTCGTGTACACAAACTGATCCTTACTAATCTCCTCCTGCAACTGGAACGAGATCAACGGCCCAAAATTCTCCAGTATCTGATCCACCCTCTTCTCTAACTTCGCTAGATCCCACGTAACCGTGGCACGGATGCGCGTCATCAGAACTTTCTCACCACCAACCGCACCTTCTGCCCCAGCGTGGTGGCCAGAATTGACCCAATAAGCCCACTTGACCCGTAATTCATACGCAGCTCCAGCACCTCACAGGCCGCAGGAGCCTCAGCAGCAAACGTCAGCGTCCCCGTGGTGCCAATCACCACCCCAGCATCAAAAGCCACTGGATCGACCGCGTAGCCCTCGTACACGGTGTCCACCACATCCACCCCCGGAAACAGCCGCACTCCCATCGACTGCGCCTTCAAAAACAGCTTCACCGTCACATCCTTTGTCGCCGGCAACACGTTCCCCGTAGCCGGATCCGTGTAGGTCCCCGCCTTCGCCACCTGGAACGTCACCGTGGCGTTCATCACCGAGGACAGAGCCGATGCCATTTTGCCTACACCCCTTTACCCAAGGTTTCCGCCGGCAACCTCGGCTATAAGGGCACCGCACAGCAGTGGCAGACGAACTCGGCACAGCTGTACTCCGCCTAGAGCTGGACACATCCGGCCTCAAGGAAGCCCTCGCCAAAGCCAAGCAACAAGTCGAGCAAGAACTCGGCACCGCCACCACCGCCACCACCGGCACCAGCCGCACCAGACGAACACCTTCCGGTACTGGTCCAGCAGATCCCGACAAAGCCGCTGCCAAAGCCGCTGCCGAAGAAGCCAAAAGAAAAACAGCACTAGAAAGTTTAGACAGGAAAAGATTTCAGATAGCCCGCGAGCTATCAAAGCTGGAAGAACGTGGATTAGACGTTAGTCGCTTACGCAGCAGGCTAGAAAATAGCCGTTTCTCAACTTTAACACTTAACAATAGTCTTGCCGAAGTAAAAGCCGCATCCCTAGTAACAACACAGCTGGCTCGACAGGTAGCTCTTGCCAAAGACCGAGCCAACCAAAGCGCGAAAGCAGCAGCGGCTCAAAAGCGTGAAGAGGCTGCCACCAAAAAAGCCACTGAAGCATCTACAGCAACAACACAAAAAGCGCAAAAACCAACCGGCGTAGGTTTTGCAACTACCCCTGAACAGATACTGGCAAGCCGCGGCGGCACACAAAAAGGCGCCGCAGAAAGCCTAAACGCTCGCGAAGCAGCTGTCGACAAGCTACTTCAAACACAAAATAGAATAAACATACTGGAGGCAAAAGGGCTTGATGTAAGTAGGCAACGCGCTGCGCTTCAACAGGCACTCACAGCTGCAAACTCGGAGCAACTAGGCAAAGCAAAACAAATAACACAGAATGTTAGTAGACAATTAACTATAGATGAAAATAGTCTAAAAGTAGCTAACCTCAAAGAAGCCGCAGAAAAACGCAGACTGACAGCCCTTAAAGCCGCAGAACGGGCAAACCAAACACGCCCAACTACCGGAGCTGCAGCAAACCCCGCTACGCCTGGTGCGAGTATTGCGGCTACCAGAGCAGACGAGGAGCTTAAAAAAGCCCGCGCCAAAACTGCAGCAGAAACCTTAAGGACAACAACCAGTGAAAACAAGCAGCAAGTACAACGAGCTGCAAATCGCCGCAAGGAAATTGGCAGTCGCGTTAGCGGTGCCATCGGCAGCGGACTAATCGGCGGCGGCTTCCCACTGCTCTTTGGTCAAGGTGCCGGCGCAGCTGCTGGCGGTGCAATCGGCGGCATCGGGGGTGGCGCAATCGGCGGGCAGTTCGGCTTCGCGCTGAGCGTTATCGGCACAACAATCGGCGCCGCCTTTGACACCGCGCTTAAAAAAGGCAAGCTGTTAGCCGCCGGTCTTGATGACCCGATTGGTCAATTTGACAAACTCCGCGAGGCCGCCCTGTTCTCCAGCAAGGCGATCGAAAAAACCGTAGACGCCTTGATCGCTGCCGGCCGCACGGAAGAAGCCAAAATCATTGCCGAGGACGATCTAAACCGCCTATTCGGCGGCGCCGAGAACGCCCGAGACTTCGCCAAAGCCACGGACGAACTAAACCGCGCCTGGGCCCAAACCTCTATCGCCCTCGCCGACTTCGTCGCCGGCCCCCTCGCCGACTTTCTCAGTAATCTCACCATTGGCATCGGCGGGGGTGCCGATCGTCGTCGCGCCACATCCGAAAACAAAGAAGCTACGGAAATAATCGACAGCAGCCCACAGAAGCGTCAGCAGTTCCTCGATCTCGCCAAAAGCCGCGGGGTATCGCTTAGTCAGGACCTCTACGTCTCCTCTGGAGACCTAGGCAAGCGAATCAAACTGGTCCGAGAGTTTTTGGACCTGAACGGCAGAATTCCAGCGGAGCAACGCGAGCAGCTGGAGCGCGACGCCAAGCTTGCAGCGGCTTCCCAACGCCGGCTCAGCATCGAGCGCGACACCCTTGGCTTGCTCCAAGCGCAAGCCGCAGGCAACAGGCTCGAAGTATTAAATTTAAGGGAAAGCCTATTACAAAAGGAAAAGACCGCAGCCCTCAACTCACTCCCTGCCGGCGACACCACCGTTCAAAGGGAGTCAATTAACCTCAACACCCAAAAAGAACAGATAAAAATTGACGCAGAACGCTTAAACGTTCAGCAAGACATACAAAAAGCTGCATTTACTGAGTTCCAGGCTCGCGAACAAATCAGCAGCGGCATCGAAAACACGCTCCAGCTACTTGGAACGGAGCAGGGCCAGTACCGCGACACCCTTGGAACGATCCAGCAGATCAGCGCCACCATTGATGCTGCCCGCCGCAAGGAGGCTGAGATTGGCTTCCAGATCGACCAAGCCCGCATAGGTGGTCGCGACGAGGAAGCCGCCCGCCTCGTCGAGCAACAACGCACCGCCGCCCTCGAAACCCGCAAACTCCTGACCGAAAGCGCTTTCGAACTTCAGAAAGCAGGCGAGTCACTCAAAGAAGCCAGCATTGCTGCCCGTGACAATCTACGTGCTGCGGTGTTGGAGTTTACCCGCACACGCTCCGACGAGCAGGGGCTCAACCGCTTCCTATCCCCCCAACAACAACAAAACCGCGCAGAGCAGGACCTTGCAATTTTGCTCCCATCTTTCCGGGAAGCACAGTCCCGCTTTACCGATTTAACCGGAGCCCCAGCTCCAGAGTTTACGGGCCCGACCCAAGACCTTAACGCTAGTGTCCGCGATTTCATCGCCACAGTGGATCGCGAATTCCAAGCAGGCAAAGATCTAGGCAAAGCCCAGCAAAACCTGGAGCAAACCAGTAAAGCATTAGTCGCAATCAACACGGAGCTGGTCAAAGCCACAGCCGCCCTCGCAGCAAAAGAATGGCTTGTCTCCGTTAATGTGGTCAACAACGCCAACGGTTCCTCCACAGTCGACGCCGTCAACGGTTTGACCTCATGACCCTCACACTCGGCGATTTCTCGTTTAACACGCTGACGGCCCAGCCCTTCGGGTACGCCGAGACCGATGTGCAGGCAGGCCTCAGCGCACGGAAGTGGCGCATCGCCGGCCTATGCACCCCCGAGCAGTGGCAAGACCTGATCCAGGTCTACAACGCTTGGCAAGGCGACCGCAAAGAAGACGAGGACTCTCTCACTAGCGGCGTCATCGGCACCACGGTCCCCCTCACCGTCTACGCCAACGGCATCACCTGGACCAGCGTGGCCTGCTGGTTCCTTAGCGCCCCAAGCGGCGAGCAAACCGGCCCCTACATCAGCGTTGACGCCGAAGTCGTCGACGCCATCCAAGCCCTCGAAGTCCTCCTCTACCAAGAAGAGAAAAACAAACAACGCACCGAAGCCCTCCTCCCCGACCTTGGGACGGTCACCGTCGGCACCACCGTCATCACCCTCCGCAAGCCGATGGAGACCTACGAAAACAACCCCCAGATTGCACTGACCGCCGCCGGCAACCACTACGTCAGCGGCCCCCGCACCGCCTCCCACATCCGCGACATCGAAGGCACCTGCACCGCCGCCGGCTGGTCCGCCCTCCTTTCCTACTTCGAAGCCATCGTCCAAACCACCCCCGCCGCTGGCACCTACTACCCAGTCACTCCCCCCACAGCCACCGCTGAGGCCATCATCGACCTAGGCGTCAAGACCACCCGCTATACAGTGAGCCTGCGGCTCATACAGATCTAATGGCAGTCGACATCCGCGCCAAGATTATGTGTGACCTCGGCGAGGTCATCAGCGGCGGCTGGAGCGACGACCACGCCCAAGGCACCGGCCTCATCCGCACCCGCGGCGAAATAATCCTCAAAGGACTGGAGCGCCCCACGCTCGGCCAAAAAGTTCGACTTGCTTACGTCCAAAACGGTTACGCCTCCCGGTTTCCCCGCAGCCTCCGCGTCCTCAGCGCTTTCGCTGACCCCTACCGCCGCCAAACCACAATCCAACTTGGCTGCGCTCTAACCCTCCGCGAAAACCTACGCGGCAAAAACCCCGAAGAAAATACTGCCTCCACCTGGAACGACCCAGCAAACTCCGAAATCGAATGCAGCAAATTTGCCCAAGGCACCATTTCCATAACTGCCGCCTTCGTGGCATCTGAATGCCTCAGATACCTAGAGCTTACGGCTGACGCCATACCCCTTAGCAACGTATACACCGTTGAGGAATTTGACCTTAGCTCTGGCTACGTCAGCGTTCTCAGCGACCTTCTTCTATCAGAAAGCTACCTCGGCTACCTTGACGCAAACGAAATTCTGCGTATTCGCAGTCTTTCCTCCTTCACTGGTACGGTTACCGTCGTCAACCAGAGCCAAGTCATTGACGTCAAGTCGATTAACTCCGGCAGCATTCCAGGCGATGCGGTTGCCGCCACCTACACCTACAACCGTTTCAAAAAACCAGAAGAAGAAGACGAGCTCACCGAAGAAGAGCAAAAAACACGCAACTGGGAACGCGACGAAACCATTGGCCCACCCGCAATACGCCAAATTCAGTGGAGCGGAGGCACCTACGTCCGCAACGAAACACCAAAAACTGTAGTAACAAGCGACTACGATCGTTACGATCGTCTCATAAAACGCACCACAGAAACCACCACATCAATCGCAGCAGCAAACCCTAGCTACATTAGATGGTATCTAGAGAGCGGAGTACAATTTAATGACGGAGACGACGTAACCATAACAATACATACACCGAAGTACCAATACCCAGCAGAACTTTTATCTGAACCACCAGAACCGCCGCCGCCCGGAAGCTGCAACGATGTTAACAAACCGTCAGACTTTGATCCAAATAGAGACAGAATTGTTGTTTCTGAGACGACGGAAACATACGTTTCTCAAATGGCTATCGCTGGTGCGCTAAATCTTGTGTACAGCAGCTTTATTTTTGACAACTTCTTAAACGTCTTTACGGGAGAAAAATGGTACTTTGTACCTAGTTTAGCGGTCAATATTCTTTCGGAACGAGTCGTTACCACTTTTGAGACTGATGCCAAAAGCGGAATTACCAAAAGTCTTTCTACACGAGAAATAGTACAGGCGTTTGCCCCCCAAGGCAACCAAATCGCAGCCGCCGAAAGCATAACCGCCACGGGCATAGCTTATGTAGATCAAGTTGTTAGAAACGCCAGCGTTTTGCTAAACCTAGGGTCAATTACACAGGTACGCACTGATAGAGAATACGGCCTACAACTCCGCCCCAGCCGCAGTGAACGCAACAATAATGCGACCCGTAAAGATGTTGTAGAGAGTGCCAGTGATATTGTCTTTGTTTTTGGCAGCGAGTCCAGTCAAAACCTAACTGTATACAACGTTCCGTACGTTTCTGATGACCGCATTTTCGTTGCAGGGGACAACCGATTCTCCGTTGTCCCGTCCGATGCTCCGGTAAAAGCAGCTCAGTTTGCTCGCGCCCAAAACACCCTTGCCTTTGGTTACCGCAACGGTTTCTCCGTCCAGCTTGCCGCCCCTAATGTCCCACCTTATCCCCTAGACCGTTTTCGCATCCAAGGTGCTGGTGCCGCAGCCGCCTACGTCACAAACGGTACCAGCTGGACTTTCGACAGCAACGGCATCATCTGCAACACAGATGCCCTCTTTGTCGGCGGTGTCGGTACCACAGAACTAGGCGGCTCCCTTTGGTTCCCTGTCCAACCGGGAATTACCCTAATCGGCCCCGCACCAGCGGTCTACGATAACCCCTACCCCGAACCAGCCAACAGCTATCCCGTAGAGGAGGAATTTGACCCCGTTGATCCCCCTGCAAACTTCTGGGACGAACTTCTCCCTACCGACACCCCAGCAATCCCGGCGCAAGAAACCGTAGTCACACAACTCGTCCCCGCCTGGCGCGAAGAAATCTCCTACGTTTTCCCCGTTCGCACCACGATCGACGTGACACGCGGCTTCATTAGCGTCCCGGTGATCCAACCTGTCACCCTTGTGGTGCGCACAAAAATCAGTGTTGTGGAGCTTTCCGTCCGCAACATAACCTTACAGTCACGCACTGTCTTAACAGTAACTAAAAGTGCCCAGGCAATCCGTGAAGACTTGACAGAGTGCTTCACGATCACAGGCTTGTATGTTTTTCCTTTTGTTATCGCTTCTCCTTAAACCATGCCCACTTTTATAGGCAACAGCAACTTCAGCCGCCAAGCGCTGCGCAACCTATTCGAAAGCCCAAATTCGTTTATGGCCGCGTGGGCGCTCAATGTACCAGTCGACACCCCTGGCGATCGCTCTACCTGGACATGGGCAGCCAACTGGAGTCAGTACCGCGTTCCGGGCTTAATCCACAGCACTGGCGAAACCATGATGTCGTTCAGAAGCACCGACTCCCCAGCGCCCGCAGAAATTGACATTCGCGAAAGCTACACCCACCCTTCCCCTGGAGCGTACTACCAAGAAAGTCCCACAAGCAGCGGCAACGTTGGCACACGTATATTTAACAACACAGGAGGAGACGCGGATTTCACGCACGTAGCTGTTTTTGTGCAGCAAGCGAATCAAACTATTTTTCCTGACTTAGTAAGTACAAATGCATACATGGTAGCTGTTTGTAGAATGCAAGAATCGGAAGAACCTATAACGCTTATAAATAACAATTTTATTTATATTGACTGCATCCGTTTAGGTGTATTTTCTCCAGGTGCAATAAACACTTGTTACGCTAGTTTTCAAGATTTTGTAGATACTGACGAGGTTGAATATTTAGATGAAATAGAGGAAACAGATTTGTATATGTACCCAAAAGTATTTTCTTCTCTTGGTGGTAGTAACATGTACACCGCAAAAACCCAGGCTTTTCCCTATTTAAAACAGGGGTATACAGATATGCTACGTGAAATACCTGAGTTTTCTACTGCATCACTTATCGCAGAAGCACTTAACGTAACCGGAACAGAACCGGATTTTGAAGAAGCTTGGACAAGCTGGCAAACCTACCGCATCAACCGCTACAGCGTCGTAACTCTGCCCACTACGTACAAATATGAAAACCAAAGCGCCTTTTACGACACCACCTTTATGGGAGAAACTTTTCGTACCACGTGGTACGGCGAAAGCATTTCAATGCAAGATCCTGTTGAGTTTGTTTTTGCGCCACCATCCTCAGGCTCGTACACGTACAATACTATCGCTGTTTTTCTAAATCCCACTAACTTGTTACCTCTTCAAGGTGAAAACATTACCTACCCCAACTTAGATAATTTTATAGGTGTTATAAAGCTGGATAGTGCAGTGACGTTAACAACAGGCAGTACTGCACGTTTGTACCCTTTTAATATTCAGTTTATGCTCAACCCTAACATAGACTTTTAAGAGGTGTAGACTTACACCATAGTTCTGCGTCCAGCCCCTAGCCGCTTTTCCGCCATGGCCATCACCACCACGATCACCAGAGCCGAGCTGGCACGCTTAGCAGCTGCGGCCTACGAGGGACTGCCCTACCGTGTCTGTTTAGCCAACAATGCCACAGCCGCCCTAACCGCTAACAGCAGCCTCGCCGCCTGGGACGGCATCGAACTAAGCGGCAACGGTTACGCTCGCGTTGAGGGCTTCATTGAAAACGGCGCCTTCAATGAAACTACTTTGGGCTACCAGATGCCCCAGATCTCCTGTGAGTTTCGGGCTTCAGGTGGAACCCTGACCTACGACACCGTCTACACCGTCATCGACGATGGCTACGAGGAAACGCTTCACAGCATCATTGTGGAGTCGCCGGTTATCGGTCTCGTTGACGGAGCTAGCATCGTGTACCGCATCACGCTGGCCACTGACGACTGATGAGCACCCGGATAAACATTCGTATTGCTAACGAGCGTTTGCTGCAAGACAGCGAACGCCGTGCTGCTGCGAACCGGCAAGCCTTAGAGGACCGCACTCAGTTAGCCAAAGAACAGCAGGCTGCCGAACAAACCGCCGAACAAGCCGCCCCAGAGGAAAGCCCAAGTGCGGTGCCCGACATTCGCCTGGAACGTCGTATCGGAGCCCAGCGTCGCAGCAACTCTACAGATCCCACAAATCCCACAGATCCCACAGATCCCACAAATCCCACAGATCCCACAGATCTCAAACCCTATTTAGACCCGGTTTATATAATACCCCAAGAGGGCCCCATAAAGGGTGGGTTTACATACACAGTCTTTACAGGCAGTAGAGGAGCCATATTCGGCGTAACTCCTCTCGTAGAACCAGGTCTACCCTCTGTAAGTACAGGAATAGTGCCAGGGCACCAAGAGGCTTATCTTCAAGCTGCTTATAATTACCAAAATGACCTAAACCGAGTACGCGCAATAACAATAAGTAGTGGGGTATTTTTAGCGCAAACGGTATACGTTCCCGTGGCAGATACTTCGAGCCAAAAAAGGATTCCGGTAAGATTTGATAGCGCCCCAGTTAAAAATTATAGGAATATTTATAGTGATCAGTTAATAGCTTCTTTTGTAGTAGACGATGTATTAAGTTTAATTTTTTACAGAAATTTTAATGATATGTATGATGTAGTATATCGTACAGCATATGACACAACTGCTAGGGGATTACCCATTACTGTTAAACCTAACAGCCAAATCTTTAGTGTACTAGCAAGGGCCACTACAGATTGTTTTGTCGTTACACTAAATCTTACTACAGGTGCAAGCACAAAAAATAATTTTATGTTTCACGAGTACAAACATATTAAAACACTTAAATCTGTACGTATTGAAACCGAATCTGGCTCCTCTACTGCCGGTGACTACTTTTGGAACTCATACACAGAAAATATTTTTACTAAAGAGCTACTTACTTTTTTATCTGAAAGCACTTACATACCAAACTTTAACTTTTCAACGTTGCCTTTATTTGTGGGAACAGAACAGCAAAATTACAACTACACTCATACAGATAATGTATCCGACCTAGTACCAGCAGCAAGCGTAACCGACTTTTTTAACCCTTACTATTATAGCGTATTAAACGTTAAGTTTAACAATCTTGTGTATGGACAACCGCACACACTCAGCAGTTTTTTGCCTTACGGTAATCCACTTTACACAATTATACCAGGCGATACAGATACTTACGGTTTTATAGATTACCCACGCTGGGAAGGTTACAATAGCCAAACAGGTACAAGAGTAATTTCTGCTGGTTCTTTTGTTACAGCTGACGGCGGGTTTGACTCAACTGATTTTGAGTTTGGAATGTTGCCTAATTTAAGACGAGACTTACTAGAAGTATCAAAAACTACAAAACCTGCAAACGCCCAACAACTAAAACAAATAGGCTACCCATGGCCGCAATCTTTTAACACATACAACGACAAATCTAAATTTCCACTTAACCAACTTGATACGCTTAGACTAGACAGCTTTTCGGACCAAACTAGAAGTGCGTTTTTAAGTTCACAACAGCCTCCGTATATAGCAGTTGCTAAAGACCCAACAGCACCCGATATACAGCCGTTGGAGCAAAGATACGTTGTAAACGGCCCGTGGTATGAACTAGGCGTTGACTTTTACGGTACGCCAAGAGCTATACCTTTTTCCATTAGAGCTTACAGCGCTACTCTACGGCGTGTTATGTACCATATTGTGGGCGTATGACCTCCTCCCCCTTGCCTGAATTACTGGCGCTGCGAGCGGCCGCAAACCAAGCTGCTTTGCTGCGCCGCCTTAATACAACCAAGCTCATCTCTAGTACAGTACAAAAAACGCAGAGCGCTAAGTGACCAAGCTGCCTTTCGTCGTTGCACCGCGCCAGGTTGAACTGCGCCGCGTGGGTAACGAGACCGCTGGTGTGCTGGAGATCCCAGTGCTCGGCGGCATCACTGTTGGTGAAGCCGGCGTCACCTCCGAGCTACTCGCCATGGAGCAGAGCAGCTTTGTCGCTGGTGCGCGAATGGCCGACGCCATCGCCAAGGAAGAGGGCATCACCCTGACCGAGGCGTTCCACATCATCGAGTGCGCCGTCGGCGGCCGCGAACTGGAACCCAAGGCCGACGAGATCCGCACCAAACACGCCGAACGCATCGAACAGGTTGCCCGCGTCTACACCAACGCCGGCCGCCGCAACATCGAGGCCACCGTCACCGCCC